TTATTGCTTAAATTGTACCGCACAAATAGACTTTCCGCAATAGTGCCACCAGTATAATAACCGCCTTAATCATCCGGTATATCACTAGGCAATTTTATGCCTACTTCCAGGGTCCCGGTGATTTCTTTTTTCTCCACGAACATCCCCAGGTGCCGGGCCACGTTCTCCATAGCCTTGTCCTGGTCCCGCATCTTGATCTCAATTCCCGCTGCCGTCTGCTTCACCCCGGCATACAGCAACTTTGCCTTGGGGCTGAGGAATCGTGTATCTTCGGCATGTATCTCCACATGTCCTTCTCCCCAGCAATACGGACATTTAGGGTGTGGCCGCTGTTTGGGATTAAAGCCATAGCCGCCGGCTTTTGAGGGGATTACTGGTTTCTTGTCCTCTGCTTTGGCCGCTTCCCTCGCCATCTGTACGGCCACCTGATACTCCTCTTCATCTCGCCACTGGTATTGGAAATCCTTCCCATGACAGTGGCGGCAGCACACCCGCCGAAGCTGGATTATCTCGTTGGGGTCGGCTGTGGCTATATCATGCCAGTACTGGAGTACGTCGTCGGCTTTTATCTCGGTGCGTTCTGAGCGTTTCTTTATCGCCCTGTCAATTGCGGCCTTAATCCTAGGTTTTCCCAGGTTTTCTAATCCGATAGCCTCTGCTGTTTTCGCTGAGTATCCAGCCCTTACAGCTGCTTGAGTGGCATTCAGATCCACCAAGTATTCCTTTACGAACATGTCCTGCTTTGGAGTTAGCTTATCTTTCGCCACTCAGTTCACCTCCCTAAAAATCCGCATGAAAAAAGCCCCCGTAGGGGCTGCGCTATTCCTATTTACCAAAATCTGAAGCATGTTGCTTTCTAATCTTATCAATAGCTTCTTTACTGCTTATTTTTCCTTCTAAGTACTGTCGACCTATAGCTTTAGCTCTAGTACTTGACCGTATACCTTCAACGGCCATCGTTGCTCTTACATTGGCGATTACGCATCTAGTCTTTTCAGGATTATTTTTCACATAATTCACCTTCTCGCCCTTTTTCTCTAATTCTAACATAAAGGAAGGGGGAAGATTATCACGGTTCAATTCCTAGTTCTGCACACCAATGCAAATATTCTGCATTGAACTCCTCACACTTACGCTCCATATTCTCCTGAGTCTTTAATAGAGTCCATGCAGTAGTGCGCAAGGCTTTGCATATATCGCCGATTTTCCGGCTATTGGTTTCATCCAGTAAATAGTCAAATAGGCGTTGCTCTTTTTTGTTAAATCTCTTTGATAATGGATCAGGTATTGCCATGGTTCCCCTCAGACTCCCTTCCCCTCAAATCTTCTCTCGTCGTCTCTTATCTATTCTCTTCTCCTCTATTCATATCATATCTATTCTTATCGCATAACATAAGTACAGCACATGTTATGCATATGCATTACGGATGCATCTGTTGTTTACTCCACCTAGACAAAGCGGCTTGTTTCTTGGTTTCTATCACCTGGTTATAGGCGCTCATTCGCCTTAAAAAAGACGGGCTCCAAAAATATTTATCGTCCGCCTGAAAAAGTTCAAATTCATTTATGCAGTCGTCGATAAACTCCTTCAGCCGCTCAGGTTCGGCCCGCATTTCTTGCGCTAATGTCTTGATGCCATATTTGCCGGCATATTTCAGTTTATAGTCGGTAGCTTCCCGCATTAATTCCAACAGTATCCAAAACCAGCCATAGCCTTCTGCGCCGTAAACTCCCATCATTTCGATAATTTTTATATCCCTGTGGGCGTTTCCATCATGCTTAAACCAATATACCTCTTGTTTAGCCATTTTAATACCTCCGTTCCGGTTATGTCAGCACTTGGCCAGGGGTGGAACGGCACCCCCAGCCTCAAACCAGGTTGGCCGCCTGGTGGCTGAAAAATAAATAGCCTGCACATTCGGCCAAAACATGCAGGCATAGGAAAAGCCGGCATTTCTACCGGCCTTTGCTATCGTACCACGATTTCATTATATCATTAGCGTCCGCTTATTTTTTACAGACTTTTGTCAAACCTCTGTAATCAGCATGGCTCTAAGGCTCGCAGGCTCTTCTCCGTCCCCTTTTTGCGTTTATTTTATAAAAAACTTTGTTCTCATTTTCACAGCCTGGGGGTGAAAGTGGCTTGGATGCCGGTAGCGTGCAGGTTTATAGCCGTTTTAAATTTCGCTTGACTTGCTTGCTTGCTTGCTTTATAATTTAATCATAGGCCGGACGGTTCGGGCGGTTCGAGAGACACCGGCGAAGAACAGGGGGAGCCGCAAAGTTAAAATCTCTAGCTCTTTCACAGCAGAATACCCGTAAGCCGCGAGTACATGGCGCACCTGGCCTATAAGGTGGTTTCCGTAAAGTCAGGAGAACGTAAGAGAAAGCGGGGGCAAAACCGGAAGTTAAGAATCCCGAATCAAGGCAAATGCTTTGCTTGAGGATTTTTAGAAAGGAGCGGATAGCATGAATATAGAGTATGTTATCATTCCCATTTGCATCCCGGATAACGATACTGATTATTTGAAAGTGAGCTCTATCCCCTTTGGCATCTGGCACCATGACGATGATACCGGAAGGCTGATAGATACCATGCAGGCGGAAAAGGAAGCGATAAACAAAATAGCAAAAATATGTGGATGGACAGGAAAGCTGGATTTTGTGTACGGGATTAGCACAGCCGGAGGCATCGGCGATAGGGAGGCAGCCAGGAAGGCAAACGAGCGCCTTATCGAGAGACTTAGGCAATGTACCCGGATAGATTACATGCGAGGGAAGCACATAAGGAGCAGGTACTAATAACCAGCCGAGGCCGGGCGGCTAATCCCGGCAGAAAGGAAGGGGAAAGATGATATATAGAATTACTGTTGACAATGGGCGCTTCCCGTTGACCTGCGATTGCACCACGGCACATGAGGCACTTGGTTGCATTGAGGCCCTCACAACCGGATTACTTAGCAATGCACCTATAGATTGGAACATGGACGCTATCATGAATAATCTCATTGAAATGAAAAAAGGGAATATGCTCAGAGAGAGCAATGCTTGGTGGGCAATTGAGCGAATAGAGGATGACTAATCCCGCCTGATAATAGGCCAGCCGGAGCCAATACCGGCGCGAAGGAAAGGAGAGGGCAAGATGAAAGCTATTTTGGTAGAAGGTTGCAATGTTCTGGAAGAAAGAGAAATTGAGGATTTAAGCCAACTGGAGGAATTAAATAGGCAGGCAAAAGAGGCAACAGATTGCAATTTACACTGGGTAGTTAGGGAGGCGAATACGATGATCGAATTATTAATCAAACGCATTGACGGCTCAATAGAATGGGTAAAGGTGGGAGAAGGAATGACTCTCGGCCTGATCGCAAACAGTTATGGGAAGGGCACAGAATTACTGGCGGTAAAGATGTAATAGACTCGGCCAGCCGGGGCCAATACCGGCGCGAGGGGCAACAACTCCTTGTAATATAAAGCAAGCAAGCGTATAATATTACCCAAAACGAGCAAGGAGGATTAGGTATATGGCACAAGTAATGGTACAGCTAAATTTCAGATTACCCGTTGCCCTAAACGAGAAGTTAGAGGCGCTCGCTAAGGACACCGGAAAGACGAAAACTGAGATAGTTGCCACAGCCTTGGAAGAATATTTTGAGAGGGCCGAAAAGAAAGACTAGCCCGGCAGCTCTGAGGGAGCGGGGCGAAAGGAGAAGAGATAATGGAAAAAGAACAAAAAATCCAGGAGTACATCAGAAAATATCAGATTTCCCTGCTCGTGAGAGACGAGCAAGATATGATGCGGCTGGATGCGCCGCCGAAAGCCGCGAAAATCGTTGCCGAAGTGAAGGCCGCGAAACCGGAGATCATAGCCGAACTAAAACGGCAGAAGGCAGAGCGCGAAAACCAGAAGGCTGCCGAGAAGGCGGCGCACGAAGCTGCGAAACAGGAAATGCGCGACGGGAAATATCCTATACAGTTGCAATGGTACGATGGAGAGATTTTATCCGGATACATGCCAGCCGACGAGGCAGTCCGGGAACTACTGGAAGAATTGGGTTTAGGGAAATATGTGGAGGGCTGGGGTACATATATAGATGCGCACACAGTAGAGACTCTAGGCGGGCCGGAGTTTTTCTACGCCGTCGCCAAAGCCATACATGATGGTCGGCAAGCGGGCATCGTCGAAAAGAAAGCCCAGCAGGAGGCTGAGCGCCAAGGCAAATTCGACGAGGCGAAGGCCACCGGGAAACCGGTTTTACTCTACCAGTGGACAGAGCCGTGTTGCGACCCCCGCGAAGAATGCAGTACAGACGTCCACCGCGAGTATGCCATGCCGGATGGCAGTACTCGGCATGATTGGCACCATAGTTTTTAGACTACCTATGGGGCGCAAGCCCCTAAAGGAATAGCATTTGAAAGGGGTTTGGGAAATGATATATGAACAGAAGATCACAGGGATGCCTCCGGTTCTCCGCAGAGAGGGAGGAGAAAATCAACTTTGGCGGCGCGTCCCCCAAGGACGCATAGGAGAATCTCATGACAGCTTCGTCGTGTTGGAACAGAAGGAGAAGTTGTTTCTTTTTACCATAGGACGCATGTCGAAAGACATGTGGCACGGAAAAGAAATATCTCAGGAAGAATATGAGCAGATTCAAGATTTTTCAGACAGTGATTTAGCATGGTTTATGCAGCCATAGTTTTTAGCCTACCTGCCGCCTCAGTACGGGGCGGCGAAGGAATCAGGGTGGCGGCCTAACCGCTGTGGGCCTGGGGGAATAAACCAGGTCGGGAAAGGAGTTTGCTATGAAAAACCTACAGAAGCTCGAAGAGGCAGTACAGCGCATGTTGGATGGCGAGAAAAAGCGCCGGGCAGTGGCCATTGATTTCATTAGCAAGGTTAAAGAAATTTTGCTTGAAGTGGCCCCTGATATTTGGGGCAAAGGTTACGACGACATGAACGCCGTCTATGTGCAGCGCAGGGATGCCGATACCGGCAAGCTCAACACCAGCATCTACTTCCGGTATGACTGGCACTATGGGCACGATTGTTCTGAGAGCGAGGGTTTCTACTTTGCCGACCAGTGCGGCTTCGGAATGCCAGTCTGGGGGAACCCAGTGAGCGGTTATTCCGGCAGCGACTTCTGGTATATGGTGCAAGTCATATTGGAATGGTTGCCCATTGTGCTGGAGCAGATGGAAAAGCGCTCGGCAGGGCGCGAACAGCTTTTGGCGTTGATAAATACAGAAGCGGCAGGCCAGCCTGGACAGCAAGAACCCACCGCTGCTGAGTAGTGACGACCGGGGCCGTCGTGTAAATTTTATCATGGCGGCCCCCTTAAAGGAAAGGAGCAAAAGCATGAGAAATAGAACTGATTTAGCTTGGAGCGGCGGAGACGCTGATATTATATGTGATATTGAGTTATTGAACCTCAATGATCACAGTGTGTTTTTTGTGAATTATGAACACGATACAGAGGAAGCTCACGAAGAATTGGGAGGGAAAAACTATTATCGTTCTTGTTCAGGGCTTTCCGGCGCTGGGTATGCGTTTTTACCTCCCTCAGCATTCTTCGTTAGTTCGTACAGAACCGATTTAGCTTGGAAACCCATTACGAGAGTGCCCGCACAGGAGCTCTTGCCGGGCATATTTCTCCATATCTATTACCCTTCAGCTGGTCATTCTTCTTTGGAGAACGAAAAGGACCATAAGATATATTTTGTTCTCCAGGACGGCTATAAGAAGGCCGTCGGAACCCAAGACTTACAGCAGGCTTTATTTGTTTGTAGGGGGTGGAGTGCAGGGGATACGCTCCATGCCATTTTAAAAACGACGCTGAATTTAGCACTCAGCGGGGAAAGCGTTTCCTTTTTACCACTGGTAGAGCGTATCGCTCAGGAAGCGGGAATGGAAAAGCAGGAGTTTTCTCAGCGTTGGGTGAGCAACCCTTATGATGAATCCTGGCTTGTTAAGGAGATATCTTACCCTGTTTACCATGCGCCAGGTAAGGATAAGCGCGTGTCCCGCTTGGACGTATTGCATTTCTTGGATACTCGGTTTATGAGACCGGTGTATTTTGATATTTCTCCCTGGCATTCTATGTTTTCCGTACACCGGATTTTTAGGAAGGGAAGAAAGCCGGTGTATGCCGTGCTATCCCCTGATAAGCGGATTTTGTATGCATTTCCGGAAGACCCCTTTGTTCATGGTTTCGGGCAAGACCCTATACCCATGTTTAGTACCAATGAGCATTATTGTCCAGAGGTTACTGACCCTATTGCCCCGGTGGAGAGATACTGGGACAATAAGTCCTTTTTCCCGCTTACGAGCGGAGTGAGTGTCCTGGTAAAGAAGCGCAAGGATATGTGTTATTGTGTAGCCATCAAACCCGCGGAGGAACGGGATTTAAAAATCGACCCCAATCTCAGGGTGAGTCTTGGGGGAGTGAACGCAGGAGAAAAGTTGTTCTGGGAATACGAAATAGAGGTTCCCACTGTTTTATATGGTTTTGATTCCCTTGCTATTGCGGAATCATTACGGAAAGCAGTGCTCTTAAAACGGAGAAAAGCTCTTTTATACCGGCTTGACCCCGGTTACGAAGAACGTCGGAAAGCAAAAGGCATGAAAAAGTTCGTTGAAAAACACAGCGATTATATTGTTACCATAGAGGATAGCCTTGCCGCAGGTAACTGCCGGTTAGGAACCGAACACTTCAGAGACCAGTATTTTCCGGGACGCGAAAACGTAACTCTGCAAGAGTTGTCAAAATATGCTAGCCAACATGCAGTTACTATGGTTATTCGCCATATCATGGCGAAAAGGGGTTTTTGTAATGGAAATTGATCGCGTCATAGATGGCGCTATATCGTACCTGGATAATTTAAACTATTCTTCCTCTACTACCAACGGGTATTACGAGAGGCTTAATTTATTTTCCTGTTATCTGGAAGAAAATTCTATTTCCTCAATTGAGGAAATAAGTTATAAAACTATTCAAGAATACCTGGCGTTTCTTCGCACCCGTCCCCGTATGGACGGTAAACCTGGAACCATAAGCCCAGCAACAATAAATTCGCACATCAAGGCTTTAAAGGCCATGTATATGTTCCTAGAAGAATCAGAGGGCTTTAAGAGAAACCCAACCAAAAATATAAAAAAACTGGCTGAAAGAGAAACGATTATAGAAAGCTTCACTGAAGAGCAGGCACAAAAACTTTTGGCGGTGCCAGGCCAACATACTTTTGTTGGCCGGCGGGATAGGTTACTAATACTGTTACTGCTTGATACAGGGCTTAGAATTTCAGAGGCCCTGGGGCAGCGAGTAAATACTATTGATTTTTCACAGCACCTTCTCAAGGTACATGGGAAGGGGAAAAAGGATAGACTGGTTCCTTTCGGGAATCGGTTGGGAGAATCCTTAAAATCATGGATAGATGAAAAGCAGTTGGGCGATACTAGCCACATATTTTTTGGCGAATACACGCAGCGGGTTATTACTTCTGCTGCTGTGCGCATGAATTTCAAAAAATACGGCAAGATTGCAGAAATTGCAAATACCCCTGTCCGCCCTCATGTTTTTAGGCATACTTTTGCTCTATTCTTTCTCCGGAACGGCGGCAATCCGTTTGTCTTGCAACGAATAATGGGTCACAGCACCCTGGACATGACAAAAAAATATATCCATATGCTGGTCGAAGATCTGCAACGCCAGCACACTGTCTACGGTCCAGGAGACAATCTATTAGGTACGCCCACCCACACCGTGGTATAATCAAAGAAAAACGGAGGTAAGACTATGGCAAAGAGTACAGCCAAGTCATATGTAAGACTAAGTAGCCAAATATCCCAAGAGGCCAACGATAAGCTTACGGAGCTAGTGGAGATACTGGAGACTACAAAAACTGCCGTCATCGAACGGGCGATAAATGAACTTTTTGTAAAGGTAATCCGGCAGCAAAAGAAGTAGCCCGGTGTCATACACAGGACGCATCACTTGCGGAGGCTATACCAAGAGGAATAGCGCATAGAAGAGGCCCGTAATTAAACGGGCCTCTTTGTTTGGGTTTTTGGTTTGTTTCAATCCCTTTGCTCTCCGAAAAGAGCAGGTAAGCTAAAAACCATGATCTTCAACTTGCGTTAGGTAAACTAAAACTTTTGCGTCAATTTAGACGATGGAGAATGGTATAATTTCAATTCCTTCGCAAGATTTAAAGATATTTTAGGCCAAAATATAGAAACGGTCAAGAAAGAGCGAAATCTTGCAGAGAAAAGCCGGGCGCATAGCCCGGCTTTCTCCAGTCCCTGTGTAGCATATTGTATTCGCCATATATATTGGCCTCGGAGGATCCACCACCTTTCTTTTAAAATTATGTTTCCTGCCCCGGCGCCAGGGGCAAGTCTGATTACTCTCCGTAATACCCCAGCAGTTCTCCGATTTTCTCATACATCTCCGCTCTCCAGGCATAAAACGTGCTGTTTGGCTTCCCGATTTTCCCGGTTTTCCACGATCTGTGAGCCAGGAATGGCAGAGCCGCAACAACCAGAGCGCCTCTCTCCCTAATAGTGGTTTCCTTGGTCCACCAGTACCGGTGGATAAAAGTTTCTTTGTCCGGGTCGCCTCCGGCCGCAATCCGCACTATCTCTTCCATGTTTGCCCGGTACTGCTGACCGACAGTAATTTTCTTCCGGGCAAAATCCCTTGTAACAGCAATCTTCTCTATTTGATTTATCGCAGGGCCGCTGGCAGAGCCCTCGCGCAGTTCGTATACAGGCGTCACCCTCGCCCCTGTAAGTTCAAGGGCAAGGAGCAGATCGGCCTGATGTTCTATTACCCGGCCCCAGGTAAGATATAGCCGCATATCCCTATCCACTAGCTTTTTCCAATTGGGCATCGACTTCCTATTCTGCTTCTTGCTCATGCCATTATGCCCTCCCTATTTTTATACGGCTTTACCCTGCCGCCGGGGATCTAGTCCTCTATATACCACCTTGATCCGTACTTCTCTTGCCCTATTCGCATTAAATTCCAGTACTGTCTATAGTATTTTTCCTTATCGGCTTCACTGCGTCTTAACCTTTGATTTAAGGACTCAATGGCCATAGGAATGCCGCTTCTGTACTGTTTTTCATACTCACGGTAAAGCGAACGAAGCATGGAATCTTTTAGTACCTGATCCGCTACGCCAAGCTCCTGTTTCTTGGCTTTCTTAGCGCAGCGGGCGCCACAGTATACCCCTATATGGTCCGGTATTTCATCCTTTAACTGCTCATATAATTCCGCTGGCATAACGTAGTAATTATAGTGCCCAACAAAGGTATTATGGGCTTTGCTGTGAAAATCGGCCTTTGATACCTTGATCTCGTAACACCTAAATACCCCTTTGGTATCGTAGGTTAGATAATCCACGCGCTCAGAACCATACCAACCGATAGTTACCTCGAAACAGCCGAATACCCCCTGTTTGTTTGTGGCCTTCCATATTTCCCTTTCGAGCTCCAGGGTTAAATCAGACTTGGCCATTACCACCCAACCGCCTTAATCCTGATGTTTTTAAAGGCCTCTTTAAACCGGTTTCTCTTCTCCTGTGTTACCGGCGTTTCCTGCTCTGCCGCAAACTCCTGCGGGTACGACTTCATCCGGGGTATTTTCCGGCCGCCCTGCCGTTTACATTCGGTTCCCCAGTGGACAGTGCAGCGCCGGTATTGGCGGCAGTATTTATCGCAATGGTTTGTCCGTTCAGCTTGCTTATTCATTTGCCACCCTCCCCCATCCACGGCCTTACTTGCTCCGCTTCAAACTTAATCCCCGCAAATACAACCGCGTCTTTAATCTGCCCTATGGTAAACTTCCCCTGCATAAAAAATTGGTACATAGTATCTACTAACGCCTTAAATTCGGCATCATGTAAGTATCTACTCCTTTGTTCTTCGTAATTCATTATTTTATCCCCTCCCTTATGCCGTTTCCTTCAACTTGCCGTCCTCAAAAACATATCTCCGGTGGCAACTGCAGCACCTATAAACCTCTATCCCGCCGGGCTTCTTACTCTTCTTTCGCAGGGTGCCGCCGCATTTAGCGCATTTCACTCGGCAGTCCTCCTCTCTAAAACCCAGAGCAGGGCTTGCGCAGCGGCTTCTATGCGGTTTTCTGCCAGAAATTCCTGCCACCTCGAACTCTTTTGCGGATGGAATATATAGCATGCGTCCTGCATAGATTCCACTTTGTAGCCCCGCTTCTCAATCGCAGCCAGCAACTGCTCCAGGCGGGGAGCGAAAACCCAATCCGCGATACATTCATGGATTTGATGGGTTGCCTCTTGCGTGTCTTGTTCTGCTAAAACGCTCTTCTCCCAACGATCATCGTCCTGACAATAAAAGAGGTCCCCGAACGCTGGCTCCCATACAAGCCCCGCATCTTTTAACTTCTTCGCTATTTCAATGCTCAGCATTTCTTATTCCTCCCCTCCAAAATCACCCAGGCCAGCAGCCCGCCAGCTACGTAGCTGCTCAGATTCACGAGGTATAAATCTATCACCGCAAACACCGTAGCAAAGCTAAGCGCCGCTATTACTCGCCAGTAGAGATTCCAGGTTAATTTCATAACTTCACCTCTTCCAGCGCATCAAGGGCCCGTTTCAACTTGCGGACGTATTTACTTCTGCCGTATGTCCGCGTTTCGTAATCAACCAAGTCTCGGGCTGCCTTAATCAGCTCCTTTTCCGCCACCGCTATTTCATCGGCGCACATAGCTCTTTCGTTGTGGTGCGTGGCATCGTAACTATTTTGGATTGCCGCCTGTCTCTTTTGGGCTGCATCTACCACCTGCCTAGAGTCTGGACAATTAATGATTCCTCTCGCCTTTATGGTTAATTCTGTATCTCGGCCATAGCAGTTTTCTAATTCCTCCGTAATTTCTTCCAGGGCTTCGCGATACATAGCTACTTGGCAGGAAAGGTTTTGTATAATACTCTGCCGCTGCAGGTCGGTTTCTTCCCGAAGGGCAGCAACTTCATTCTGTAGCTTAAAAACCAGTTCTTCCGTCCTCATGAGTCCCTCGCCTCCTCCGTCCCTGTAATCTCCACTTCCACCCGGGGATTATGCCGGTCAACATCAAAAAGATGGGAAATGTCCCCTATTTGCGCCCAGCCGTCATTCTTGATTATTCCGGCCTTTACCAGTCCGTCCATGACGAATTTTGCGCCTGCTGTGATATTATCTTTGTCTCGCCTTTTGTTGGGTTCGTACCAACGAAAAGTTATGTCTATGCGCTCCATATGCGGTATTCTGGCAGCCTTGGCGGTCCAGGCTACTATATCGGTGTACTCCTTCTTTTGCTTACTGGAAGCGTATTTATCGCCTCTGGCCGCTTCTACGATTTCATTCATTCCCGGGAGTACGCCGGGAATTGTCATGGTGGTCATATCTCCGTCACCCCCAGCGCAGGGAGTGCGGCGCGGCAGATAGCAAGGGGCAGAGTATCTCCTTCCCTTTGCCACCATTCCCTTATACCCTTGCCGGTAATCAGTACCGCATAGGGCTTTAGGCGTGTATCTGCGCTTATTGTTATGTCTACTCTTAGTACATGGGACTTAATTTCCTCCACCACTTCCCACGCCGCCGCTATGTCGGAGGATGGTCTAAAATTGTGCATTGCCCTCGTTTGCTCTCCATATTTGGGATGATTGAAAAGCCATAAGACCGGTTTATCGCCACGTCCTTTACCTTCAGGAAGCCAATAGTTTATGGGTACAGGTTTCCACCCCATCACTTTTTCAGCTATCAGCGCATCCATTTCTCTGCCTGCCGGCAGTTCTTCTATCCGCATCAGATCGCACCTCCCTCAAATATCACGATCGCATTCGGAAACGGCGCGTTATTTTTGCATCCACCGAATTTCAATCTTCCCCGAATGAAACGAATCTCACCTTTCATACAGTAGTCGTGCCACCAGCGGGTATCCGTCCGGGCAGGCAATAAACATACTACTGTTGCACCTTTTAGGCTCTCCTCGTACGCCTTTTTAATCCATTTGCCTATTTCACGCCCGTAGGGCGGATTCATCCAGAACACAGGCCGTAAATCATTATTAATCGCCCAGTCCATCCATGGTATTTTCAAGGAATCCATATCCCGGTTCCAGAACCGATCGACTTTTGCGTTTTGATTACTGGCGCAAACGTCAATACTAAAGCCAAATTCCTTATTAAGCTCATCAAATAGGGATTGTGGCGTTTCCCAGTCGTCTTTCTTGCTGCTAAACAT